ATAGTATTTTCAGCTACAAATTCTTCTACAACTACATCTAAGTATGAACCTAGAGTATTAGTAAGTTCTTCTTTAACATATTCTGCATACTCAGAAGCTTTTGCTTCCATTTCTTCTTGAACATATTCAGCGTAAGTAGAAGCTTTTGATTCAACAAGTTGAAGTTTTTCTTCATAATCACTTTCAATAGCATTAATTTTAGACTCATACAATTCCTGAATTTTACTAGTAAGTTCAGGAGTGAATACAGATTCGTCTAAAGTTTTTAACAACTTATCCATTTAATATACCTCCGTTTGTATAATAATATTTATAGATACTATATAAGATGTTATATAGTATCTACCCTTCTTTAGTTAGTTTTTATTGTTCTCTATAATTACTATCTATTCTGTAGTATAACTTGATAAGCGTTCATTGTATACTTTCTTCATAACCTGTAAATCAAGTAACCTTTTAGTATCTCCTTGATTACGTAAAGTATTTATCAATTTAGCAACAGTTAATGTTTTATCAGTACCAGTCATTTTTCCAAGAATAGTAATAACATCACTAATTTTTAGTTTTTTAATTTCAGTATTTAATCTATCATTAGCAATAGTATCAGCATCAGCACCATCAGCACCATTTTCACCATCACCATTAGTACTTAATATTGCTTCAATTTTTTCTAAAATTATTTTGTTTATTTTTTCACGACTTTCAGTTAAACATGTATCTTTGCCACATATTCTAACAATCTTATCATCAACTATATCAAAACTTTCAGTCATTAAAATGCCATTTTGTATTTTGTTTATGCCTTCTGTAAGTCCAGTAGTGTTAGCATTGTAATCTGATGGTTGAGCAACACAATCATAAGTAATTAACTTAAATGCTTCTACTACTCCATCTTTACCTACACTACCTACACCACGAGAAGAAACACCAATTTTAATACCTTCATCAATTAAATTTTTAAGTTGATTAGCTTTTGGGTTATTAAGTAGTTTAGCTTTACCATTAACCTTGTTTCCTTCAACTGTTAGTTTAACAATTTTTGATACCGCACTTAGTGGGTCAACAAAAGTCCTCTCAGGGTGTTCATATTCCATTAATGTGTTAATAGTATTTTCGTTAATTTCCTTTTGGTACTTAGATACTTCAGTTTCCCATATGTGTCTTGGGTATGTACGCCCATTACGATTCTTTTCTCCAATAGTAGAGAAAGTACCAGTAATATAATAAGTCTTTGTTGATTTTCCAGTTGATTCGTTTAAATCTTCTTCTATTTCACCATTAACTTCATTATATTCATATATTAATTTCATATTAAATACTCCTTTATTTTAATTTTTAGTTAGCTATCTCTTAGTCTTGACTTCTAGGACTAGACACACTCTTATATGCTTGTTCTGCGTCTTTATAACGTTTAGCTTCAACCTTTTTACTGCTAATAAATGGGTCCAAATTAAGTTTTTGACTTAATTCAGATTTAACAGCAGCACTAAATGCAGCAAAATCCTTGTTGTGTATATGATTTAAAGCTGTAGTTTGAATATCTTCCATAATAACCTTTCTTTTTATGTATTATATTTATGTATTATATTTATGGTTCTACTTTATTTCTTAATTAAATTCAGTAGAAGTATCTTGTGTATTATTAGTATCATCTGGCTTAGTATTAGCTGTATTATCAGTATCAGTATCATCTTCACCAGATGTATTAGAGGTATCATCTGTATTAGCTGTATCATCTGTATCAGTACCATCTTCAGCACTACCCATATTTGGGTCTCCAACAGCAGTATCACCAAGTAACTCTTCTTCCATTTCTCGTTTCATTTCAATAATTTCTTCTTCAGACATATTAAGAATATTTTTAAGAACCCAGCTTTTACTATATATATCACCAATAAATTCTTTAACTGTAGAGTAGGTCTCCAAACGTGATTTAAGTAGTTCTAAATTTTGTCTTTCCAAAAAGTTTGATTCTTTCTCCCATTGAACTGATAACAAACTCTTATACTTGTTAAAATCAGAAGATGAAAGTAATTTTTTAGATACCATATGACGTCTAAGAAGCTCAAGCAATCCATTATTAAAACGTTGTCTAATTCTATTAATAAATGCAAAGAAACGAATCTCATCATTTTCTATTTGTGTACCACTATAATCAAATGTATTACCTTTATCACTTCCTGGAATACGACCTAGTGGTACTTTTAGTGATGCATATAATTTCTTTTGAAAATATTCTATATCACCAGTTTCACCAAGATTTCCTGATTCATCTAGTACATCTACACTTGTACCTTTACCACCACGATTAGGGAAAAAATAATCTTCTACAATAGATGCAATATTAGAAGAGTTACTAATAGTACCATTTTCTACATCATAATATTTTTTATATTTAAACTTATCTTGTATTTCTTTAACTGCTTGCATAGCTTTACCGTATGGTAAATCACCAACATCGATATTAAATACTCTACGAGATACCGAACGACTAAAACGTAAAGGTATTAACATATCTTCTAAAGAACCAAGCTGATTAATTACTTTTAGTGTTGTATGTAGATTTGATAATATAATTCCATCTGAGTATAATCCAGAATCAATGGTCACTAGTTCTTCGTCACTTAAAATAAGAGCTTTTTCCTCTTCATCTTCTACTGCATAGTTATTGTTGTTATCCGTATAATATTTCCATTTTTTAGAAACACTATCAAAATACAATGAAATTGGTGACATTACATATATTGCTGATATTCCACGTTTCATATTTTTTTGATCATATGAACAACCAAAACGTAATTGCCCATCTACATAATATTGTTTAAGAATACTATCAGCATCATTTTTAAAATTAATTAATGTCAATATTTCATCAAAATTTGTAGTAAATGCATTTTTTAGTGCTGAATTCATATCAGCTTTTTCATCAATATCAAGTGATACTATATCTTTATTACCAACAACAAACGCCATTTCATTAATAATCTCTTCAATAGCTCCACTTACTTCTGGTACCATTGATGCTTTACGATATCTTCTAATAACATCATTTTGACTATTAATCTTAGATGCTTTTTCTCGTCTATCAAAAATATTAGAGTTATCATCAAAATAACCAAGAGTATATTGTTCTAAATCAGTAGTATCAGTAAGTGATTTATCAATGTTCGTATCAGTTGCTGATATCGATGGGTCAGACTTATCTTTTTTATCTTTAAAAAACCCTTTTACTAAATTCTCAAGTATCATTGTATCCTCTTTCTTCATAATTATAAATATTTATAATTAAGCATACGAGGTAACTAATGGCTCTAATAAAAACAGAAGTAGATTTAACTACATACATATTAAATATGCTTGGGGAACCAATCATTACTGTAGAAGTTTCACCTACTCAAATATCAAATGCTATACAATTTGCTATACAAAAATTTACTGATTTTGCAATGGGCGGAGAAACCCCAACAGCATATGTTCTTGATTTGTTATCAGGAGTAAATTCATATGTTATGGATGATAGAGTACAAGCAATAACAAAAGTAAGAACTATTGGTAGTAGTTTTTCGTTCTCTATGGCAGGTATGATATTAACACCTTCTGAAATATGTGCAGCAGCTGCTGGTGGAATGGCTGGTCACGTTGATTTAACTAGCATGTATTCAGTAATGGCTGATATAAGTGTTTTGGATAAGTTTTTTGATATTGAACCCAATTGGAACTATAATGGCAATACAAAAGTATTAACTTTCTTAGACACTACTGCTAATATTAGTAAGTATGCTACTATCGAAGCATATGTTAGTTATGTACCAGCTAGTGTAGATAACATATATAACCACCAATGGATAAAGGAATATTCTATTGCATTAACTAAAAAGCAGTGGGGTAATAATATTGGTAAGTTAAATACTACACTAATAAATGGTGCTACTTTAAATTATGAGAGAATACTTCAAGAAGCTAATACTGAGATTGATAAATTGGAAGCTGATCTACTTACTAAATGGTGTAGCCCACTTGGGATAATAAGAGGATGATGGAGGAAATAGACATGACAACTTTTACAACTTTTTCAAATTACATACTAGAAATGGCAAAGGTTAAAACAAATACTAATCGTAATTATGATATCTTTAGTGATGAGGAGTATTTTAATACTAATAAAAGTAAAACAGAACCTTTTGCTAAAAACTTGTGGTTTATGATGGCAAAAAATGAAAATAAACTATATATATTATCTGATGATAATAATGAGTATGTAGCAAGTATTGAGATAGATTCAGAAAATACCAATACAATTAATAATAAAAAAGTATTTTGGATAGATGCAGGATACAGTAAAGTTCGTGGTGGGTATGCTCAGTTGTTAAATGCAATATTAGAACATACTGATTATAAGTTTATTATGTCTGATCTATCGTTATCTGATAGGGCAGCTAAATTTTGGGCAAAATATGTAGAAGCTATTGACACTTCAAAATATAAAGCAGTAATATATAATGCAGAAACAAAAGAATTAACTTCATTTGATAAATCAAAGGCATTTAGTTATGATAATGAAAATAATGGTAATGAATATAATCATATTGGTATAATGAAATAAAGGATAGATAGTAGATATCTATATAAATATCACAAATTAAAACATAGGAAGTTAAAATGTTAAAAAATAATAGAAATAGTAAAGGTTTTATCCTATCATTTGAGGATTTTGTTGGTAAGTCCCTTTCAGAAAGTACTTTGTCAAGTGATGACTGGGCGTTTGTAGATGGTCAATATGGAAACAATATTAAGGTAGTATGTGATATAGTTAATAAATATGGTAGTATATCTGCATATATTAAAAAGACTAAAGAGTTAGTAGATAAAGATACACAGGAACATAAAGATTATATGAGAAAAAATAGTGGAGCACCTGGTTATGATAGAGAAGATTATGAAAAAGATTTAAAAGCTTACAAAAACTTAAGTAAATTATTAGATAATATAAAAGCATAATATAAATACAATAACAAACACAAGGACTTACTATGCCAAATGCACTAATTAAGAAATATTCTGAAAAATTACACAAATCAGAAAAAGAACTAGAAAAAATCTGGAAAGAAGCAAAAGCAGCTTCTATTAAAGATGGTATTAAAGAAACTGATAAAAAGTTCTATGCATATACAGTAACTATTTTTAAACGTATGAATGGTATTAATGATGAAGATGAATACCCTATGGGGTTAAAAGAGGGTAAGGTAATGAGCTTTTCTGAGTTTCTTATGAGTGAGAGTGATAGAAAAACGAAAGATTCATTAAGTGAAAGTATTGTAAGTGATAAGTTTGAAGCAGCACAAAAAGCTATTGGAGAATTTTGGCATACAGTTAATGATTTATCAACAAAAGTAGAAGACCTAGATAGAAAAACATGGAATGAATTACGTTCAGATATTGCTAAATCTATGGCAAATTTAGCAAAATGTTCAGATAAATTGAGGGTTCTTGGTATAGAATAATGGGTAGATTTCGTCAGGGCTATTACGTACCTACTAATCCTGATAAGTATATTGGAAAAATAGATAAGATATTTTATAGAAGTAGCTGGGAATATCGTGTAATGTTGTATATGGATATTTCTAAATCTGTATCTAAATGGAGTTCAGAAGAACTCATCATAAATTATGTTGGGGTAGATAATAAACCACATAGATACTTCCCTGATATTTACTGTGAGTTATCTGATTTAAGAAAATATGTTATTGAAATAAAGCCAAAGAAAGATACACTATTGTATTCTGGAGATATTACAACACCTAAGGGACAGAAACGTCTTGCAGAATCTGTGGTTACAATGGAAACTAATAGACTAAAATGGGAAGCTTGTAAAAGTTGGTGTGCTATTAACAACATAACATTTATGGTTTGGACTGAGGATGAGATATTTGGGAAGGGTGTAAAACCTTAAACCCATTTATTACATTTCTGTCTTTACTATATGCTCTTCCAATACACTTATTAAAATCTTTTATTTTAATATATAACTCTTCATTTGAAGCAATATTAATAACTTTAATATTGGTATTGTAGTAATCACACAATTCTTTGCTTAAATAATACCCATGCACTGACACTCTATTGCTATTAAAATAATCACTATGGTATTGTACACCAAAAGTATCTAAAAAATTAATACGTTTACAAGACACAGCTATTGACTCTAAATTATTGTATAAAAACAATGTTACTACTTCATTATCTTTTATGCATTCTTCCTTATTAATATAATATCTATTAACATATCTAGTTCTTCCAGTTAGCAATTTTATATGATCAGCACCAATAACTAAATTACGGTCTATTAACAATATTGACTCTTCTATTATCTTTTGTAGTTTATCATCATAATAGTAAAAGGTGTGAGGTGTATAATCATGTTTACATCTAGCATAATCTACATAATAACCATTTACCATAATTCTACTTTTTGTTATCAATTGTTGTATCTTACCATCACCAAGTAATTGATTACACTCATATTTCCTTAATTTAATAGATAAGATATGCAACAGTTTTGGGCAATAATAGTATAGAACAACAAAATCATATAGAGAAGAATATAACTCTTTACACTCTTCAATATTCTTTAATAAACAATACCTACCATATAATATTTTTTGTCGCTCAGATATAAGATCATAAAATGACAAACCATTATTTCTAGATTTGGTTATATTGTTGATAACTTCAATAGTATTTAATTCTAAGTTATATACTTCAATACCATCGTATGTTGAGTACCCACTAGCAGGTACTTGATTGCTTCTGTTATAAAAACTTAGGTGTTCAGAAACATTAAACCTATAATGAAGTTTTGATTCGTAATTAATGGCAGAATTACCATCACAAAACCTGTTAACAATTTTAAAACTAAAGTGTTCAGGGTGTTCCTTTAATTCTTTCTTAAAATTGATGTTTGAAGATGATGTTTGGTATTTCTTTAAATCTTCTATGCATCTACAGAATATCTAGCTTCCATATTACAATAGCGAGAACCATAATAGTGCATTCTAGTTTTTAAGTGTGTAATCCTATACACATATGCATAATAATTCATAGTGGTACCTTATAGTATTATCTATAAGAGTGACTGGTTGGTCTTAAAATAACAAACTCTAATGGACCAACCAAAGAGCATTAGAGTTTGTTATTTTAACTCTTATGTAGTGGTATTTACCATCACTACATAAAATCTTCTATATTTTCTTTATGCTAGGAATAGCATAGTAATTACCATAATTATCTTCTTTTTCTTCAGAATATATTTCATGTAAATTAATAAATGAATCTTGTTTATCAGATGTGGCTACTACGAAAATGTTTCCACGCTTCATAATAACTCCTTTCCAGGGACCAATTATAACATTATCCCCTTCGTACATTTCAACATCATTTCCATCATAGTATTTAGTAAATTCAATAAGAGTCTTTTTAGTATATGGAAGACTTAATTGTAAGCTACCGTGTATAACAGTAGCTGTTTTAGTAACTAAGTCCATACTAACTACATTAGATATGTATTCTTCGCTATTGTATTCATATTTTAGTTTATATTTTACCATTATATTCCTCCTTTAATCTTCATCAATAGTAACAACAATTGGTCGTACTAATTCAGAAATTTCATTAATAATGTTTTCAGAATTTAATATATGATCTTCAAGAATATCTTCTTTTGAAAGCTCTTCATCTTTGGTTTTTAGGCGTGATTTAATTTTGCTAAACACTTTTGAAACAGCATTTACATCTACCCCATCATCTTTAGCTATTAGCTTAACTTTTTTAATTTCAGCGTCAATTTCTTTCTTTTCCATCTCAAGTGAAATAAGTGCCATTAATAATTCATCAGTCTTAATTTCTAGAAACTCTTTTTTGCTGTTTAAAAAATTATCTACTAACATATCTTTTTCTTCCATTT